GGCTCCGGGATGTCCAGGTCGTCCATGGCGCCCGCCATGGTGTCCCGGGCGATGCCCATGTGGGTCTCTACGTCGCCCAGGAAGGCGTCGGTCGCTCTGCGCTGGTACTCGCCGGTCGGAACCTCGAAAGCCCCGGAGATCGAGTCCAGTAGGCGCTGTGCGGGCGGCAGGTCTACGCCCTGGGCCGAGGAGGAGAGGGCCAGGGTGGCGGCCAGGGCGGCGGTGGTGATCAGGTTCATGCTTGGTCCTTGTTGGTTTCGGTTCGAGCCGGGCTTCTCTCGCCAGGCAAACGAAACGTACCCTGCCCCGGAGGGGCGTGCGCCGCGGGCGTCTCGGGTCTACGATATTCCCACCATGAAACTACTCGCAACCCTTCTCCTGGTAGTGTCAGCCGCAGGATGTGCTGGAACAAAGCCGAGCGTATTCCTTCCCGACGCCCTCCACGTTTTCTACGTCCACCACGAACCCGAGACCTCCGGCGTCATCGGTGATCGCCTCCCCATCGCATCCCAGGGCAGCGGCTTCAGCCTGGCCGGGGGCATGACCTGGGGCTGGGGGCAAACACAGTCAGGCCAGGAGATGATCCGATCGGCCCGCATGGTCGAGCGCATGACCAGCCTCATGGCTACACACGCAGCTGCGCCGCCGGCCGGCGTGTCGGTGGTGATCGAGAACGCCACATCGGCGGTGGCCGAGACCGAGGTTGATGTGACTGCTGAAGCCGATGCGGGACCAGACGCGACCGAAGATCCCGTCGATGACCCGGAGAGCCCCATGCCGGTTGTGCTTATGGGGCTCAGCCTGGAGGTCTGGTCTCAGATCGGGATGGGCTTCGCCGCGCTCCTTGCGGGCATCGCGAGCTGGCTCAAGCTCCGCGGGCGCAAGAAGCGGTGAACGTAAACGAGCGGCCGACCTCGAAAGGCCGGCCGCTCGAACGCGCGAGAGTAAGGGCGCGTAACCGCCAGGTCCCTAGAGTCTGACGGCAGTCCTAATGCGGGGGCGTCGAACGTCGTTCGTCATGGGCAGCGAGGAGACTTCCTCGTCCGGCCAAAAGACAGGCAGCGGGGTCAGGTAGCTCGGATCGTTCTGTCCAATCTTCTTTCGCGGTACGCCGCAATCGATCCAGTCGCCGTTGCTGTTTTTGTATTGAGGGTTCCCAGTCCCCTGCTCAACGCGGAACGTGATCCCGTCCGCGCTCATGGAAGGAGACCCGGAACAGGTATCTCCGCCTGCGTCTCCGGGGGTGCCAGTAACGTCAGGGCTCACATCACCATTGGGGGCGGTGATGTTGACGTTGACCTCGTTGGCCGTAGGCACAAGGGTACAGGTGACCGTGATAGTTCCATTGGAACCGCACTTGTACTTGTCGCCGCTGGCGACATCCCCAAAGGAGTTAGCGGCAAGCGCAAGGAGCGCCATTGCCAGAAAGAGTAGGTTCTTCATGAAGTGCATGCTTCTTTCTTCTTTCAAGGTACAGGGCGAGAGAGACGTCACTCGATATCCATGTGGTGCCCCATCCACATCAGATCGTTCCATCCAAGATAGGCATCGTCGCGGCCGACCTGCTTCCACGCAGCCTCGATCCACTTAGAGTACACCTGGTCTAGCTTGCCGAGCTGGACCCTGGTCTCGGGGTCCGCTGTTGCCGTGAGGATCTCATCGACATACGCACGGTACGTCTTGAACTCAAGCACCTGCGCGAACTCGGTCATGCGCCTTCCGGCAATGCGCGCATAGTCCTCTTCGGTCGGGAAGCCCTCGTACGGGGGCCACTCGCGCACCCATCCGCGCTTCGCGGCCTTCTCCGCATCGTCTCCTACGATGCGGCGCACCTGCTCGATGCGGTGTTTCATCCAGTAAATGCAGCTGTCGATGGTAGGCACCCATCGCTCGTTGACCATCGTCCAGTCCTCAAGCTCCGCGTACGACTGGAGCGACAGCGCCTGCAGCTCTACTTCGCTGGAGCGGATGACCTCCTGCGCCGTTGGCATCGCGGCCCGGCGGGGGGGATTGACTGCGGCATCGGTGAGCCTTACCGCGGACGCCGGCAGCGTCTCTTCGTCAACAGCCGCCAGTGCGGCGACGATCTCGTCAGGCGTTGAGGTCGTAGCGACTAGCGCGACAACAAAGATGCCGACGATCAGGGTTCCCACCTGGATGCAAGTCCTCATACATCAAAGCATCCTCCTAACGAGCAAATAGCGCAAGGTCAAAAAAAAAAAGGAGGGGCGCCCTCCCCTGATAATTGACAAAAGAAGGAGGCGCCCCTCCTAACCAGCAGAGGAGATCCGTGTTGTAGCCCCGGAAGGCGATACCTGCAAGGGCTTAGCCGTGCTGCTCTTCCGTTGACTGTTGCTGTTGCCCCCAGTACGTCTCCAGCCGCGCGGCCGGAGCCTTGCCGTGCTCGATCTGGCACAGCCACCAGCGCGTAATCCCTATGGCCTGCGCGACCTTTCCTAGCGGGTAGCCCGCGCGCATGCGCGTGATGAACAGTCTCTCGTGCTGTCGAGCACCGCCGGCAGCGGCAAGCGGGAAGTCTGGGTCCTCCCCGATCTCCCACTTCCGATACCGGTACAGCGACACGCCATGACGCGCCGCGGCTACCTTCTGGTTCTCGCCTCTGCGGCGACGAGCAAGGATGAGTCGTTCGTGCTTTCTTAGTTCCATGACGAGTTCAGGTTGTAGGTGCGGGCCGCTGCGGATAGCGGCCCGCGGGATCATCCGTAGAAGTCCACACACACGAAGGATCCATTTTTCTAAGCGCGGAACAGCCCATACCCCAGGAGCGTGTTCGGTCCGGTTTGCGTTAGCTCCATCCCCTTCTGATGAGTCTCCGTTGCGGTAGTTCGGAACGCGATCGTGTCGCTCGCAGAAAGAGCAGCTGCAAGGATTGCCCCCGTCGTAGCTGGGGCGGTGACGACAGGAACCCAGGTGGTGCTACCGTTTAGCTCGTACTCGATATTGCCCACGGTGTGGGCAGAGCTAATCGTCACATCGAAGCCTGCCGCCGCGTCGCCCGACGTGACCGTGTAGGAGTTCGATGCCACGTTCGTTGTTCGCGCGCCGAAGGTGAACGTGCCAATCAGCGGCGAGGAGAGGCCCGTCTGACGATAGGTGTTGTCTCGGCTGGCGATCTGCCCAATGCCTTCGGCGGTGTGCAGGGCGCTAATTTCAATGCGCACGTTCGCCGGATAGGCCGTGTTATTTAGCGCCTCCACGAAGTCTAGCTGCGTGATGGACACCGTGACGCCTGAGCCAAATGAACCCTGGATATACGGAACGCTCGCCAGGTCGGTGATCGAAACCGTGTGAGTTGTTGTGTTGGCCGACGGGTAATCAACGCTGGCCGTTCCGGCGTCAACCGTCAGGGCCTCCACCTCGTTTATCTGACGATAGTCGCGTCGGGTTATCTCAAAGTCGAGGTCACTGGCCTCCGTCAGGTACGCCCCGAACGCAACGCTTGAGGGGTATCGAACGGTGTTCACGTCGTACTCGCTCGGGGGGATCGGGCGCTTGGCACGATCGGTCATCAACGTGATGGCCTCAGTGACCGCGACGTTTTGCGGGTCTAGCGTTCCGAAGAATGCCGCGGCGGCCAGCCGGACGTGGGAGTACTCCCCCGACACAACCTCACTCAGCGCGAGCGATCCCCCAAGGAAGATCAACCACACAGGGTCGGCTAGCTCGTGGCGCTGCTGAACCGAGTCCAGCACGCCCCGATATACATCGTTCAGGGTTACATCGCCGCCGACCCCAGGTCCGCTAGATGAGACCAGGATGAACTCGCCTCCGTTCGTGCCGTCAATATAGCAGAGCTGACGGAGCTGCGTTCCTAGATCGTTCGGGTTGGCAATAGAGACGAACGACCCCTCGATGTCGAGAGCTGTGGAGGAGCCGGCGTCAACCTGAATAGTTGGCAGCGTCCCGGTGTACACCCCGCCGGGGTCAAGGGCCTCCCCCAGCTGTCCGATGAAGGCGAAGCTGACCAGGCCCACGACATCCTCAGCATACGCACCTTCGGTCGCCCCGTCGGTGCTCGTCGCTTGGTCGCCGTTGACGATCGACTCGAAGCCCTGCCTGCGCGCGGATACGTATACCCTGGACGCGCCATCTGTCAGCGATGCATCTCGGATATTGAATGCCCGCGGAGCCTCGATGATGAGCTGCTCAGCTGCCGGGATGTAGTCCAGGTCCGTGATGTCTGGCTCCGTCCAAGTCGTATCTGACGGGTCGGCGAAGGTCGCCGGGATGTCATAGAAAACGTCCTCAGAGAAGTCGATCGAGATGCGCCCATCCAGGATGTCTCCAAGCTCGATGCGCTTCACCCGGATGGGCATGTCCACAATCCCCAGCTCCACGTTAGAGAAAGACAGGACGTCCCCGGGCAGAACGCCCGCCGCCGTACGATCCATGATGAGCTGCCCCTGAGCGAGAGGGAAGCTCAGCGTGCGCAGGGATCTCCAGGCCAGCTTGTTGGCCAGGGTCTTGTTCTTGCAGCCGTTGAACACCTTCTCGGACGACACCACCTGCTCGGAGATGAACTCGTTCGCAGCGTCCTGGGCGAAGGCCATCGCGTCTTTGTAGTTGTCGTCACGGTCTCGGAACCGCACCACCACCTGGTTAGTCGTGCCCTCCCAGGTCCCGCGAGTGAACGTAACCAGCTCGATGATGTTGTCCTCGTTGACCTCTAGCTGGTCTCCGAGGACATAATCGTCGCGAAAGAGCTTGATCTGCCACAGGCCCACGGCCTGGTTGCGAAAGACGACCCCATCTATGTGCTGCTCGATCGCCCTTAGCAGATCGAGCGTATCCGTCTTCGTGTCGATCAGGTTCGTGTATCCGGTGCCCTCGGTGAAGAGTGCTGTTCCGGCAGCAACGAAGGACGCCGTATCCATGTCTCCAGTGGGGATGCTGCGTCCCCAGTCGGTGTCCGTGAGGATCTCGTAGATGATCGCGGAGGGGTTGGCGTCGTCGCCGTTGACCTTGTGCATGTCCCCCGTCAAGCCGATGCCGTTCGGGAACCTTGCCATCTCGGCAGAGATAGGAGGAACTTTGCCGCTGTTGCCTACATACCCCTCTGTGCTGCGCACAGTGAAGGTTGTATTCATGGACATGCAGATCCCAGGGTAGGTTGGGACCTGGCCGTTGATAGTCTGCTCGCCACCCACGGTGTAGTAGGAAAACGCTGTCTGCGTCGTCGATCCCAGCTTCCAGTCCCAGCCTAGCGCATACCCATCCACGGTGGACTCGTGGCCACCTGGAGAGCCAGCGAAAAAGCTCAGGTCGGTCTTTTGGAATGACGGGGATGCGCTATTGATGACCGGCTCTTCAATGGGGTTCGTGATCGAGTCGTAGAACAAATCATCCTTGTTCCACCAGAGCCTGGTCACGTCCTCCACTGGCGTGTCGCCTCCGTAGCACCACCCCAGGTGCAGGCCGACGTAGAACTGCTGGCCGATGACCTCCGCCTCTCCAGTGAGTAGAGACTCAATCGCCCCCTTGTCCTGCTTGATGGCACGGGTAAATGGGGTGCTCATGAAGAGGCAGTTCGGGGAGTCGATCTTCATGCGACCGAACAGCAACGGCACACGACGGTCCTCCTTGGTCGTAGGCTCGTCCAGGTCGTCCCCGGGGTTCCCATCCTCCTCGTCATCGTCCGGCTTGATTAGCTCGTTGAGAGCGAAGGTGGCCGCCCACAAGATCAGCGTGAACCAGAACCCCATTAGAGCAGCTTCCTAAAAGGGTCCTTCGTGGGGACGCTATCGAACCCCCCGAAGCGTGCCCGGTTGAGGAACTTGACGGCGCATGTAACGGCCGAGTGATCGCACCCTGCGTACAGGTTCACTGTCGCTGGCGCGATAAAGAAGGGCGACAGCAGCGTGAGGGTGCTCACGGAATGATTGAGGATAAGGCGGCGGTCGCCTGTTCCGTCCAGGCTCTCTATCTCTCCACCGGTGAACCACCCATCGTTGAAGGCGCCGATGCCTGTGACCATGACGACGTTGCCGCTGGTCCCGGAGACGCTGACGGATGTACCTTTGAAGCTGGGGTCGTTTCGGTTGATGGCGCAGATGGAGTCGTAGAGCGTGTGGTTGCAGAGGCTCCGGTACGTCCTTCGGGGGAGCGTGCTCTGCTGCCCGCCGATGGAGGACCGGGCGCTGATGACGCACTCGGCTGCGTTGTTCCGGAAGCTGCCGGAGATCGTGTTGCCCTCGAAGACCGTGACGACCTCCTCGGAGACGTCCGTGCGGTGGTAGCGTTTGATCACCAGGCTAAGCCGGACGCCGGGGAGGCGAGCAGCGTAGAGCTGGGAGACAACGTCCGAGGCCGGGAGGGTCACCTGGACCTCGTCCTCTCGGGCGTTCCCGCCCTCGCTGGTCTCGCCGCGCTGGACAGCCACGGCCGTGTACACCTGGCCACCGCCTGGGTTCACATCCCCATCCGATGAGGTGTAGTACCTGACCTCGGTGCCGATGTCGAACTCGTACAGCTCAACCGGAGCCCCGCCCTCGATGCTGATCTCTTGTCCGAGATAGCTCATTCCAAAACCCCCACAAGAGATGTCGAGAACCGCGCCACGCCGGCCCCGCTCACGTCGTGGTCGATCTCCACAACGTCACTGTTCAACCGGGACCGCTCGACCAGCTCGATGCTGTCGATGGCGGCAAGCGCGATGTTCTCTCCCCATGCGGTGTTCACAGTCAGAAGCTCTTCGGTCAGGCTGACCTCTGTCGCTGAGACGATGGTGCGGATCAGGGAGGTCCCGTCCGTCTTGTTCACCCGTACGGTGTTCCTGGGCTGCGCCGCGTTGACGAACTGCGTGTAGCCTATGTTCTCGATCTGCAGCGCCAGTGATGCCGTGCCCAGGGCCACGGTCGCAACCATGTCCGGCCCCGCGCGCGGGTATTCAAAGGACGCCTGGCGACCGGCCAGGGCGTAGAACATCTGCCGGGTCTCCCACTCCTGCTGGTGGCCCTTCGTGTACAGCTCAAGAGCCGTCGAGCGCCGCGAGTTCGGGTTGGATGTCACACGAGACGAGAGGCCAGTCAATGAGTCATGGCCCAGCAAGTCGATCAGATGCGACTCGCTCTTCGTCGCGCCGCCGCGCATCGAGTTCCCCTGGTCCATCAGGAGCCGCATCATGTGAGAGTTGAACGCAGTCAGGTCCCCGATGTCGAGGTCGTTGTCCACCACCTCGAAGGACGCCGCGAACTCCGTCATGCCTACCGTCCATCGCTGCCCCGCCACCGACGCGGGAAGCCGGCATACCTGGACGGGGTACACGAACAGGCCGGCCGCGTATCCGTTGTCGAGCGGAGCGGTGAGGGTTATCGTCGTCGCGGTCAGCGACTGGATCTCATGCGTGTCGAACGACCTGGTGTCCCCGTCGGCGAAGATTACGGCCGGCGCCCCGGCGCGGAAGTCGCGGAAGGATGTGCTCGCCACGTTCAGAACGGTATCGGTCGCAATGGCAGCGGTGGTCAGGGCCGCGCCCTTCTTCCACAGGGGCATGCCCACCGTCGAAGCCTGCCTGAAGAAAATCTCGTTCTCCATGTACTGGCGGTCGGCGTCGCTATCGGGAAGCCTGAAGTTGTACCGATACGTCACGCGCGGGCTACCGCGAAGGCGCTCGCGCTTCTCCTTGCCGCTCTTCGCGCGGTACACGTTCGTCAGCCACTCAAGGATCTCCCTATACCTCAGCTCCGGCTTCACGATCCACATCGCCAGGCGCTGCAAGGTGATGGGGACCGTAATCGTCTCGCTGCCGGTGAAGGTGAACACCAGCGTCGAGTTGACGAAGGGGGCGCCCTCGCTGTCCACGTCCAGGGTTACGCCGGGGAACGAGTTGAACGGAACGATGGATGCCGGAAGAGCCGGCTCCCCATTGAGGACCGTACCAGCGCCCGCGTTGTTCGTGAACGTCAGCCAGGACGCAGAGATCCTCCGGTGTGCACTGAACACATCAACGGCGATGGATGTATCGCTCGCCACGTTGCCGAGGGCTATAGAGCGCGGCATGACGTGGAAGTGATCGAACCAGATGAACCCCGAGGAGCTTTTGTGGGCTTCCAGGGCTGTGCCTGTATACGTCACCTCAGCGATCGGACCGCGGGTCTTCGCGGGCGCCGATCCGAACGTCGCCCCGCCGATAGCCGGAGGGAACGAGGGGGTGAACTCCTGCAGCTCGTCGCGCCCGAAACCCAACGGACCCAGCACTCCGCGGGTCTCGACGGCAGTCAAGAACCCCTGGGCGATGGGCGTTACAGGTGAGGTGACGTCGGTCACTGTCCTATGCGACCTTCTTGTAGGCGATGCCCAGGTATTGCGATCGGTTCTCTATGAGCGCCGTGGTCTTGATTGACATCGGGAACAGCGTCCAGGTGTCTCCGTCGAAGGTGATCTCCTGGCCAGGCTCGAAGTTGCGGATGTTGAACTGCCGCACGTCGGGTTGCCAGCCGAGCAATTGGAAGCGCGGGTTGCTGGGGTCCTTGTAGTAGACCGGAATCGGCGCCATGGAGATGAAGCCGGATGACGAGTTGCCGACCGTCGATCCGAACGCGCGCATCTCCAACCCTCCGGCACGGTATCCGCCCGGGGTTCGGCGCCGGATTGTACCGTCGTTGTCATTGCCCGGCGCTCCGGGGATCCCACAGATGCCGAAGTTCGAGCTGCCCCTATTGAGCAGCCCGGCGTCGGCGATACGGATGGTTGCATCGTAGACCGGCTGCGTGGATACTCCGTCGAGCATGGTCGTATGGGACGGGTCGACTCCGGCGCGCGAGGTTCCGGTGTTCATGTAGTGCCCATACACGTACTCCCCGCCGGTGAAGTCGTTGAACTTATCCAGGATCCCGAAACCGAAGTGCCGGTACATGCCCGGTGTAACCTGGACGGCCGCATGGACATAGTCATACGTCCCGGCGGTGTCGGCGAAGAAGTGATAGCTCGGGAAGGGGCCGTCTCCGATGTCGCGGACGCACCTCTCTGTAAGCAGGTTCGCGTTTGCTGTGGAGCCGGTTGTGTTGTAACCGTTCCCGCTGTCGTTTGTGTGGTCACCCGGAGCCGTTGACGAGTTGAGGAACGTGATCGCGTGGTGGATGCTCAGGTGCAGCGGCGTTGTGTCATAGCGGCAGCTAAAGGAGATGTTCGACTTGTGAAGTTCGAGCCAGCGGTTCGTGGTGTCCGGGTTCGGCGAGTAGCCCGCCGTCCATCCGGGGGTGCCTGTCGCGAACGTATCGAACGACGAAAGCAAGCCCTCAAGGTCCGGGGCTGTTCCTGTGGAGTTAGTCATTGGTCAATCCTCCCTGACGGCCATGTACGACCACACGTCGGACCGGGTTCCGTTCTGGAAGACCTTGTATCTGGTGGCGCCGAAGATGATGCGGTCGCGGCTTGTGAGTCCTGTGTCGGCGAGCGAGAACCAGAACACGCCGTCCACCTCGCCGAACAGCCTGAAGAGGGATCCGGTTGATTGCGTTTGGCCCGCCGTTAGCGGGTAGAGCGGCGGTGCCGTCCCGCCGGAGCCGGGCGTCGGGTATATCTGCGTGGGGGAAACAGCCAGGACCAGTTGGTCGGTGCTGAAGTTGAACGTCGTGCTTGAGGTGTTCCATATCTGATCGTTGCCGGCGATCTCGGCGCCCGTCCCT